CCCAGGCCGGGGTGACGGTCACGGTGCCTGCCGCTGTCAGCCGCCCCTGGGCATCGACGGTGAAAGTGGGCGCCGCCGTGGCGCTGCCGTAGTTGCCTGCAGTCACTGCCGTGTTGGCCAGGGTGATGGTGCGATTGGCGGCAAGGCTGCCACCGCCCGTAAGGCCCACGCCTGCCGTGATGACCGTGGCAGCCAAGGCCCGCGCGTTGAACAGCGTCTTGACGCTGGCTGCCGTGAGTGCCCGCACGGCATCTGCGAGCCCATTGGCCTCGGCTTCGGTGGCCAGCTCCACCACGCCCTGGCGGTCAGTGGTCGCCGGCGGGTTGATGAAATTGGTTTCCCCAAACTGCAGCGTGCTGATGTTCACGGATCCGTCCAGCACGCGCAGATCGGTGGACAGCAGGAAGATGGATGCCGCCGACTTTTCCAGAATCACCGCCGCCTGGCTGTAGGTGCCGAGCAGCACGCCGTTATCGAGGTAGAGGCCCAGGCCGCGCACGGTGTAGGTCTGGTTGCCATCGTCGCGGATGGTGACGTGGATGGTGTCCTTTGCCACCACATCCCCGGCAATGGTGGTGATGCGCTTGATTTCGTTCGGGATGGTGGTCAATGCCTCGGTGGGCGTGAAGGCGGTGGCGGTGACGCCGACACTGACCAAGGTGCGCGCCAAGGTTCCATTCTGGGCGGCGTTCACAAGCGCCTGCCGCCCTGCGGTGGTGAGTTTGAAGATGATGGCCATAGGGTGCGGTGATGGTTGCCTTGAGGTCAGCCCACATTCATGTCAAGCCGCGTGTATGCCACGGGCCTGCCCACGCATGCGAGCTTGATAGATGCCTGGGCACTGAGTCCCTGGATGAATGTGAAATGGGAGCGCAGCGGCTTGACGCGCGAGACTTCGGCCATAACGTCCTGCACGAATGCGGCGCTGGCCTGCTCGCCGTCCTGGCCGGTCATGGTGAAAACCAGCTCAAAGGTGTGCGGCGCTCCTTTGGGCGCGGTCTGCCACCATTCCCGGATGCTGATGGCACCGCCGAAGCTGGCCACGGTGTCGCGCACGCTCTTGAGGGTGCCGCGTTGCCGCTGGACCTGAATCGCATTGCGGACCAGCGCCCGTTTGATGGCCTCGGGCCACTCGCTGCGCCATGCCTCCACGCCCATGCTCCAAGCGAGCCAGGGCAGAAGCTCCAGCGGGCAGGTGTCTGGGTTCCAGAGCGCACGGTGCGGCTGGTCGATTGCGTCAAAGTGCTTGACCATGACCGACTCGGCGGCCCGGTCCAGCGGCGTGGCATTGGGGGGGAGCAGGGAATCAGCCAACGATGCCCCCGTGCGTCACGTTGATGGCGGTACACCAGCTGGCCTGGGTTTCACCCACGGCAACATCGGCTGCAGGGCTGGTCAGCTCTACCCGGTCCACACCCTCGATGTGCATGGCGGCATAGATGCCGGACAGGGTGGGGCGCCGTCCAATGCGGTGCATGGATTCGGCATAGGCCGCAATGCGCTGCTGAGCGGTGGTCAGCACGCTGGATGAATCCGGCCCCGGCAAGGTGTAAATCTTTCCGGTGATCTGGTAATTGACGATGCCTGCAGCCTGGACGATCACTTCGTCCGTGAGCGGGCGGATGTCGTCGGCATTGACAGCGGCTGCCACGGTATTGAGCAGCGCTTGGCTGGGCACACCGCTACCCACACGAGAGAGCACAGAAACCACGACACGGCCCGGCGTGGGGCTGGTGGCTGCGGCGTCCAGGACTTGACCGTCTGCGGTCTTGGCATGGAAGACATAGGCGCCCACAGGCCCGGCCACGCTGTAGCCGCGCGGGGCCAACTGGATGCGAGCGCGGAATGTGTCATCGTCTTCCAGCACCGCCGCAATGGGGGGGATGGCTGCCGGATTGGCTGGAGTGATGACCAAGCGCACAACGCCAAAGAAGGCGCCGAGCTGGTCAAGGTCGCTGCCACGGGCATAAGCCAGCATGACGGCGTGGGCACTGTCGTTGCGGTCGCTGCGCTCGACAACCAGCAGATACGCCAAGCGCTCCAGCCATTTGGTCAGCGGCTCGGACTCCAGGGCCAGGGTGTCGGTGACATCAGGGCGCAGGTCTGCAGGCATAGCCGCCACTAGGTCGGCCTTGAGGGCGGAAAGAATAGTTTCAAACTCCGGCACCACGACCACATCGGGCGCCGGCAGCTTGCTCATGTCAATGATCTGGGCATTGCTCATGTGCCTGCCCCCGGTTGAATGCTGATGTTCTGGCGGCGCGTGGATGCCTGCCCTCTGTCTTTGCGCTCGATCTGCATCACGGCGCGGCCACTTGCATCAAAAGCCAGCGCAGCACGGGTCAGGCGGGTGCGTGGCTCATGTTTCATGATGGCCTGGGCAGTGGCCGCCTGCAGCCGCAGGATATTGGCGTCTGTCATAGGCTGGTCAATGAGCTGAGGGATGAAACTGCCGTAGCCCCGGCGCATGAGGCGCGATCCGATGGGGGTGGTCAGAATGTCCGTGATGGACTGGCTGATGTGGGCCGAATAATCCAGGCGGCGGCCCGTTTTGACGTTCATCATGCGGAGCCTCCACCGGGTTGGCTGGTTCTGCCATTGCCGTTTTGGACGTTGCCGTGGTCGTGGCCGATCAGGCTGATGCCGCTTGCAATTACGTCCTGAGTGGTGCGCAAGGTGCCGTCGATTTCAGCCACTCCGCTGGCGCCCTCGGCAATGCCGCTGCCGCGCATGCCACCCTGAAACACCAGCGACTTTTTGACAAGGCAGTTGCCGGTCATGGTGACTTGCGGGCTGTCAATGGTGACGCTACCCGGCGCCACCAGCTTGGCGGTGCCACCGCCCGGCAGCGTGGCCACGAGAGCATGGGCCGCGTGGTCGTACTCGATCACGGCGCCGTCTGGGTATTTGGTGATGGTCTTATTGGGGTCGCTGCTGGGGGCGGGCTTTCCGGTGCTGTTGAGCCCGACGATTACCACGGCTGCGCCCAGGTCGCCGCTGGGGGATAGCACGGTGGCCTGTTCGCCTACGGTGGGCGGGTTCCATGTGGTGGTGCCGCCTGCGCGGGCTTCGTGGTAAGGGCGCCAGTCGGTGACCAGCTCGCCCAGCGAGACACGCACAAGCGCGGGCTTGCCTGGGCCGCCATGGTCCACGGCCTGGATGGTCCCCACGCGGATCATGTTGTGTAGCAGGCGCTGGATTTCGCCTATTGCGATGGCCGGTTCTGAGTTCATGCGCCGACTGTGCCGGGCAGCACGCGGGCGCGCGAGCGGTGGCCGTTGTGGCGGCGATGAGTACGCAAACCGGGTCAGCCCCGTGTCGCGTGCTCCATCAGGATGTCTTCGATTCCCTTGATTTCTTCCTGCGTGTAGCCCAGCAGCTCGCGGCTCGCATACTTCACCACGGGGCTGTTTCGGTCGCGGCGGTCCACCTTGTCGCGCAGGCCATAGTGATGGACGCGGGCCACGTAAGACACACGGGGATTGAATTCCACGCTTGCCGCCTCTGGCGTGGCTTTGCGCTGCAGGTTGCGGGCCTTGCGTAGCCCCATGAACATTTCCGCACGAATGGCGCCCTGTCGCTTGGCCAGCTGTTCACGCGGGCGCCGTGGCTCGTATGGCGAGCCGTCCGGGTTACGCTGGTCAGCAATGCGCTGGGCCTGACTCTTGCGCAGATAGTTGGCCACCTCCAGCATGGCCGCTTTGCGGCCCGCTGGCTCCATGCGCTGCAGCAGTGGCGTGGCCCACTGCGCGAGCTGTTCCATGGCATCGGCCATTATTCAATCCCGTGGGTCTGGTGCCACTCTGCGCCGATCTTGTCGCCCAGATAGAGGCTGTAGTCGCCGGTTGCATAGGGCTTGGGACTGTAGATTTCGCCCTTGTGCTCTGCGGTCAGGCGCTGGCGGCCCTGTTCGTCCTGGTCTTCCTTGACGATGACTGCCTCGCTCAAGTCCACCTCGATCACAAGGTCCACCTTGTCGTTGGCCAGGACTTCCACATCAAAGCGCAGACTCTTGGCCGCCTTTTCCTTGTTCTGCAGCAGATCGGGCTGGTAGGTATTGAGCCACGCCAGTATGGGGATGGCGAAAAGGTCCAGGCTGCCCGCATAGTCCAGCACGATGAGGCGCACGGTGAAACGGTATTCAAAGGAAAGCGTTTCACCGCTGCGCGCCACGATGTTGCCGGACTCCACAAACATCTTGAGCCGCTGCGGGTCTGTCTGCAGCTCTGGGATGGATCCGGCAATGAAGTTGCGCAGGGATTGCGGTTTCTTCATGGCTGGCCCCCGTTGGCTTGGTGCATTACTTTGTTGTATCCGTCGATGCAGGCATTGAGGTCGCGGATTGCGTTGTCGCCGTCATCGGTGATGCGGACAAGATCCGCAGCATCCTCTGGGTCAATATCGGCTCGCGCTTGGACAGGCCCAGCGGCGGTACTGTGATTGCCTCCGGTCTGGGCGGTGGTGCGGATTGACAGGCGCAGAGCGCCGCTGCGCAGGTCAGCGTCAAGGCGTTCAAAGGCTTTTTGAGCATTGGCTTTGTCCAGTTGGTTGCGGTCCAGAATCTGGCCGAGCTGCCCAGCCAGTTGGCCGCTGCGCTCGATGGAGAACTCCAGGCGCTGGACAGCGGCGGCGCTGTGCTGGGCCTGGGCCTTTTGTATGCCCCGTTCTTCCGCGCGCTGGTCCACGGCGTAGAGCAGGAGCAGCACGGCGATGGGGACGACCAGCCGGGTGAGGGTGGCGATGATGCTGGCGGGCGTCATGCTGGTAGGAATGGTTTGCCGCCCAGGAATTCACCCAGGGCGCGATTGAGCTGCCAGCCGTATTGAAAGGCCTCATCCTTGGGCCGGCGCTCGGCCAGCTCCTGCAAGTACACGGACTGACGGGCAACGACCATGCCAAAGAGCACGCCACCGCCTTCACGCCCGCGCTTTTTGAGGAAGGCACGCAGGGCCGCCAGGGTGATGGTGCCGATTCGGCCATCATCCTCCAGGTCGTCATAGTCGGCCTGCTGTCGGTTGAGCACATTCAGCACTCGTTGCAACTGAGCTGCGGCGGTCTTCTGGCCGGCCAGGACGCCGAAGTCCAGCAGGCATTCGGCAAGCGCGGGGTAAACCTCATCGACCAGATGAAACTTAGGCTCCACCCAGTAGCGGCGCAGGTAGATGTTTTGCGCTGTGGCGTGAGGCAGGTCACGCATGGGGCCGGTGTAGCCATAGGCACGCGCCGTGGCCACGGTGATGCCGAACTTGGTTTCGCCGCCCGAGTCCTTGGGGTCGTTGACGTAGCCGCCCTCGCGCTCGATTAATTCATTGATGTAGGCAACGGCGCTCATTCAGCACCTCCCTTGCGGCCTGCTGCGCCATGGCCAGCAATGTCGCCACGCAACTGGTCTGCCATTTCGGTGATGGTCTGGCCTTCGCTGCGCTTGAGCCAGAGGAAGACGCCCGCCACGATCCACGGGCCAGGGATGGAGCAGACCACCAGCACGCAGCCGGTGATGATGAAAAAGCCCGCAATGGACGGCACGGCTGCCATGGTGGCGAGTCGCATGCCTGCCTCAAAGATGCCCGGCCAGTGCTGCATGAGCAGCACCAGCGTAGGTACGCCGAGCACAAAGCCACTGACCAAGCAGGCCAGGACGCGGTTGAGCAGGTCGCCGCGCGGGTCGGTACTGCGAAGCGGCACGAAACGCAGGCCCAGCCAGAAGGCGATGAGGCTGGCGATGACCGGCAGGGAGAAGAGGGCGAGCTTGTAGCCCGCGAAGGTGCCGACAGCAGAGGTGGGTTCAGACATGGCAGTGAGTGGTTTGGTTGAGCAGGCGTCAGTCCCACAGGGAAATGGTTTTGGGTGCGGTGGGGGCGGTGGGCGGGTCGGGCAGGATGAGCCGCCGACCCAGGGGCAGAACGGGACCAAGCGCGGCAAGGCCTGGGTTCAATGCATAGGTGGCTTCTGTCACCCCTGCAGTGGTGCCCAGGTGGCGCAGACAAAGCATGTCCACGGTGTCCCCCTGCTGTGCCTGGACGGTGATGGTCATGGCTAGATCAGCTCCGATTCCATGCGGGCCACGCCCAGGATGTCGCGCACGGCGCGCAAGGCGTCCGCGCGGTAGTCACTGGCCTGCAGCTCCCGGCGCTCATCGCCGGGTTCGGTGCGGCCGGTGGCATCTGCGCCGGCATAGCGCTCGATCAGATCGGCCTTGGCATAGGCGTAGACAGCACGCTCAAAGCACAGAACGTTGACGCTGGTGCCGTTGATGGCGATGGCTGGGACAGAGGAAAGCGCATCGCACCCGGCAGCAGCTTGCGCGGCAGCCCAATTGCTCAGGTCCTTTATGACGCTGGCCAGGGCGTTGGCGGCGGCGTGGGTGAGGCGGGTGGCAGTGACAGAGCCGTCCACGTCCACGCTGTCGCGCAGCTTGGCTAGGTCGATGTGAGGCCAGAAGCTGCCAGCGTCCAGCACGCCCGTGATGGGGGGCTTGCTGGGCGGGTCGGTCACGATGATGGGCGGCGCGTTGGCAATCATGGTCATGGTGGTGGACTGGTGTGGTGCCAACGTAGTGGGCGGTGGTCGCAGGGCGTTGCGGGAGGCCGAAGCCTTCGCGCGGCCCTGCGAGCCGCCCAGCACGGGGGCTGTGCTCGGTGGGTTTAGCGCTTGCCCTTGGCTGCGGGCTTGGCGGGGGCGGCTCGCTTGCGTGGTGCAGGGGCAGCAGTGGCAGTTGCAGCTGCTGGTGCGGCGGGGGCCTCGGTCCCCTCTGCCTGGGGTGGTGCCGCCAGGGCGCGCAGCTTGCGCTCGATGCGCTCCATGTCCTTTTTGACGCCGCTTTGCGTGTCCAGCTTGAGCGCCTGGGCCAGCAGTGCCTGGACGCCACCCAGGGTTTCCTGGGGGATGTCGTCCAGCGTCGGCTCTTCGGCGGTCTGGACCTTGCCCAGCATGGCATAGGCCGTGGCCTTGTAGAGCTTGGCGCGGGCTTGGTCTGGGGCGTCCATGCCCTGGGTGATGCCGTCCACAGCGGTCAAGTGCTCAGCCGGGTGGGTTTCGTCCGGCACCATTCCGCTGGCGTCCGGCTTGATGGGGTTCCACTGGCCGCCCAGGTAGGCGCCCGCGAATTCGTCCATGAGCAGGGCAGCGGTGCTGCGGTGGTACTGGTCGGGCAGGGGCAGCTTGTGCTGCACGGCATAGGCGGCCATGCGCAATGCCAGGCCGTAAGCCCCGGCGTCAATGGCCCAGACCATGGTGGTGGTGAAAACCAAATCCTTAGCGCCCTTGCCATTGGTCAATGCGCCCTCGATCCAGGGCAGATAGTCGGGCAGCATGGCGGCCTTGGCTTGGCGCTTGAGCTGTACCGACTCTATGTTTTTGAGCGTGCGCTTGTCAGTGGCCAGCTTGGCCATCATCAGCTCGTATTCGCTGCCCTGGACCTCGATGCCGAACGGACTTTCAGCCTGGGCCTTTGCAGCCAGCACGCGGGCGCGGTGACGCTGTGCGGGGGTGAGTTGCATGATGCGTTTTCCGGTAGTTGCGGAGAGAGGCCGCCGCCTGATGTGGACTGGCGGCGGCCCGGCTGGGCTTAGGCCTCGACGATTTCGATGTTTTCGACCATGGACGCGAGGCCGATGTCTTCCACGACGTAGTCGTCATTGCTGGACTGGTAGTCCTCCACGCGGTTGCGCTTGGGGTTCTCCACGATGTAGCGGCGACGGCCGCCGCGCTGCCAGTACACAGACAGGTTGTCCAGCGTGGTGATGAGCATGCCGTTTTCAGGGAAGAACGGCACTTGCACGGCCTGCAGGCCGCCCACGCGCTTCTGGCTGATAACGATGTCGGCCGCCAGGGTTTCGCTGGGGGCCTGGGTGGTGTTGACCAGCGGGAAATACTTGTCGTGCAGCAGCTTGTCACCCAGGATGCAGACCAGCTGGGGATTGTTGCGATGCCAGGGGTCCAGCAACTGGCGGGCATCAAAGACGGCAGCGTCCAGATTCTTGAAGTCGCCAGTAGGGCCGACGACCACTTTGCCAGCTACCTTGCCCTCGTTCATGACGCGCTCGGACGCTTCTTCACGCAGCTTCTGCAGCCAGCCCTTGTTCACATCCTGCAGCAAGGGATTTGCCGCAAGGTTGGTATCCGGCGAGATGGATACGCCGTTGAAACCGATGCACATGCGATCCAGTGCTTGACGGTGGGCCAGCAGGCGCGCCACACGGACCTGGAAGTCGGGGAACTTGGCCCAGGCGTCGATGAGCGCATATTTCAGGTGCGAGTCGTAGTTGGTCTGCTGGCAGTGGTAGCCGCGCGCGCTGATGCCGGTCAGGTCGCGCGTCTGGCGGTCCTTGTCGGCGGTGTTGGTGCGGCTGGCGATGGGGCCGGACACGGACAGTCCGAGCTTTTCGCCTTGCATCTCATCCACGGGGACGATGTTGATGCGCTGCAGAAATTCGCTGGATTCCTGCATGGCGTTTTCCAGCTTTTGCTGGACGCTGGGGGCGACGGCAAAGGCCTTGTCGGTGTCGGCCGTGCTGACGCCATTGAGTTGGGCCACACGGCCGAGAAATTCGTTATAGCTTTGGCGGCTTTCGTTGCGCATGAATGGTTCCTTGAAGTGGGACGGATTGGGCGGGTGGATCAGAAATCGGTCTGTTGCTGACCGGCGCCACCGCTGGCCACGGGGCGGCGGGTGGGGGCTTCGGTGTTGTCCAGCTTGGCGAACTGCTGCTTGAGCTTGTCGATGTCCGCGCTCATGGCTTGCAGCGATTGGTCGGTCTTGGCCTGGGAGACTTGTGCGGCCTGGACATGCTTGGAGAAGTTGTCGCCCAGCTGGCCAAAGCCATCAGCCACAGCTGCAAAACGGGCGTCGTCGGTGACTTCCTTGCCGGTGAACTTGGCTACGGCGGCAGCAATGCTGGCCTTGAAGCTGGCCACGATGCCGGCGCTTTCGTCTTCCAGCTCCAGAGTCAGAGGCTCGGCCACGGAAAACACATCGTCAGGCTGTTCCTTGCGGTGCTTGAAGGGGTTGGCGTCCGGGTTCTTCGCGGCAAACTCCAGCATTTCGGTGCCCAGGCTGGCGGGGTTGTCGGTGACGGCTAGACCAACGAGATAGGCCTCGCCGGTATCGGCAAAGCTGGGGCGGACCTCGATAGAGGTGTAGAGCTTTTGGCGGCGCTTGTTCAGCTCGACCAGTTCATCGGTGGCATCGATCTGGGCGAGCAGAGCCAGCTTTTTCTGGCCACCGATGTCCACCTCTTCGGTCTTGACGGCCAGCACATCGCCATAGGCTCGGAAGTCGCTGTTCGGGCCATAGCCGCGGATGTGCTCCATGTTGACGCGGGCGCCGTAAACCTGAGGGTTGTAGCGCTTGGCGATCTGCAGCAGCCAGTCGCGGTCAATGGTGCGGCCGTCAGAGGTGGCGCCTTCGACGGCGACGCGGAAGAAGCGGGATTTCTTGGACATGGATGGATGAGCCTCGCTGATGGTTTGCCGGTGTCCGGCGATGAGTTAGCGGTGAGTTCTCATGGTGTCCAGCGGCCTGCGCCGCGTCACGCGGGTGTCGTTGTGGCGGCGCGGTGGACGTAATCGCGTGCTGGTTTAGTTGGTGCCCGCCCGGAAAACTGCCTGCCATGGCACGAAAGAAACCGACCGGGGAGGATTGCGCCCCATTTGCCGCTGGCGAGCCGCCACAGGCCAAAGGCACCAAACAGAAGGACGCTGATTTCGGTGCGCTCGTGCTCGCCCAGGCCCAGGAGCAGGGCAGCGCGATGCAGGCGGCTGTGCTGGCCAATAGCTCGCAGCCCAAACAGGTGGCGCGGTATCTGTACTGGCAGGGCTGGCGGCCCAAGCTGATAGCGGAAAAGCTGGGCGTTCCGGCTACCACGCTTTACGGCTGGCGCGATGCGGAAGAGTGGGACAAGTTCACGCCGCTCGATCGCGTGAACGG